TTAGTTAGGTCACGTTTTAACCTAGCCTCAAACGATGCAACGGCTTCGCCTTCATCGCCGTCTTCGATCTTTTCCCGTTTGGCCAAACCGTTTTTAAGGTCTTTCATCTTCGACCCGATCTGCTGTTGCCAGTACTTCTTAAGAGCCTTTGCATCATCATCTAAGGTCTTCGTTTCCTTGACCAGTAGGTTTTGCACCTTCACTTCAAAACCGAATATAACAGCGGCTTTTAAGCCGTCGTACAATGCCCGATCTTGACCCTTCTCAGGGGATACGAAGTCAGCACTCACCAGACCTTCAGACTGCAAGATGTCTAAGGTCTTGACCTTCACCTTGTCGGTCTTGACCGATGTATTAACAAATGAACCAATGGCGTCACGAGCCACATTCGATACTGTGTTCATAATGAACCTTTCCTTTAGGGTTGAATATCGACTAGAGAACCATTCCCTAACCGATGACTCTATTATGCCATAAGATAGCATATCTCACAAGGGAAACGCAAACACTCTCACGATCCGATAGTTAGGGAATCCCTAACATGGCATGGCAAACGCAATGGGGCATGGCGTGACCCCACCCGCCCCCGACCCCCCGCTGTATGGTTAGGAGTCCCGTGTCTGTTCTAGTATTACTATTCCACACAAGCAAGCACCACCAAACGAAATTGGGCCCCCCACCCACTGTGTTTTTATACAGCTATGTCCAGACCCCACCCCCCTCTAATATAGGAACACCCCCCATGCAAAAATAAGGGTGGTTGACTTTGTATAATTTTTTGGTATATTCGGTGCATCGGTCACTTTTGACTTGCGTCTATGACAATTACTCTCATGCCAGAGTTGGGTGTTGAGATTACACCCGACATACCCTACTTCGACTTGCGTCAGCGGGCCGAGGCTGCGTGCCGATCTATCGAAGTACTCGTAGAACACGAACTGCACGTAACAACTTCTGACGAAGACCGCGAGGCGGCAGCTACACTAACTAAAGCGTACGCCGCAAACTCCGAAAAGACCAGTAAAGCTGTTACCACACAGCGTGCAAGCTCGCTAACCCCTGCATCTTTACAGTCACTGCGCACCTACCTCGACGAATACGGACGCCAAGTGGTGGACCACGCGGTGGAAGTACGCCATTTAGTCACTAACAAGTTACTAGAAGAGTCACAGAACCCGGACCCCCGCATCAGAATCCGTGCATTGGAGCTGTTGGGCAAGGTATCCGACGTTGGTTTGTTCACTGAGAAGTATGAAGTCACGGTTACACACCAAACAACAGACGATTTACGCCACAAACTGCGCGAAAAACTGCAAAAACTGACCCGCCCGACTATGTTAGTGCCCGGTGGGGTCGAGATGGACGGCGAAATCATTGATGTAGACGCAGAATTGGGGCTAGGTACCCCCACAGGCTCAGTATATGAGCCCGAAGACGGCGAAGAGTTCGATGACGACAACGGCTGAAGCAGTACTTGACTTCACAGACGAGGAGATCCAGCAAATGCTGGATAACTTGGACTCGTTTACGGTCGAAGAGCGAGACGAGATAGAGAAAATAGCCGACGTGCTCGGCACACGACAGGTAAGCGCGGCTTGTACCAACGACTTGATTGCGTTTTGTAAGCACATGCAGCCAGATTACAAGGTGGGTAAGCATCACCGCATCTTGGCTAACTTGTTGATGGATATTGCAGAGGGTGGTGAGGACCGGGTGTGCGTGAACATGCCCCCTCGGCACGGCAAATCGCAGCTTGTGTCTATTTACTTCCCGGCATGGTTTCTAGGTAAATACCCTAATAAGAAGGTCTTGATGGTGTCCCACACCACTGACCTAGCTGTGGATTTTGGGCGCAAAGTGCGTAACTTAATCGACTCTGATGCGTACAAACAGATATTTTCCGGCGTAACTTTGGCCTCAGACTCCAAGTCAGCGGGCCGGTGGAATACAAACTACGGGGGCGAGTACTTCGCGTGTGGTGTTGGTTCCGCCTTGGCCGGTCGCGGTGCGGACTTACTATTAGTAGACGACCCACATAACGAGCAAGACATCATCAACGGAAACTTTGATGTGTTTGAGAAAGCCTACGAGTGGTTCACGTACGGTGCGCGGACTCGTCTGATGCCCGGTGGGCGCGTGGCGATTGTTCAAACCCGTTGGCACCAAGATGACCTGACTGGGCGGGTGACTCGGGACATGGGGCAAAACGAGGGCTCCGATCAGTACAACGTGGTTGAGTTTCCAGCCATACTAGATATAGAGACTAAGACCGGGGACATTGTTCAGAAGCCCCTGTGGCCTGAGTTCTTTGATATGACAGCGCTGCTGAGAACCAAGGCGTCAATGCCTGTGTTCCAGTGGAACTCGCAGTACCAGCAGAATCCGACATCCGAAGAAGCCTCTGTTGTTAAGCGTGAGTGGTGGAACATTTGGGAGAAGGAAGATCCGCCCAAGTGCGAGTACATCATCATGTCACTTGACGCCGCAGCAGAAACCCACAACCGGGCTGACTTTACGGCGCTTACTACGTGGGGGGTGTTCCTGAACGAGGAGACCACAGCGTACAACATCATCCTTCTAAATTCGATCAAAAAGCGCATGGAGTTCCCGGCCCTAAAAGCCATGGCGTTAGAAGAGTACGGTGAGTGGGAGCCCGACGCATTCATCGTGGAGAAGAAGTCAGCCGGTACCGCTTTGTATCAGGAAATGCGTAGGATGGGCATCCCGGTGGGGGAATTTACACCTCATAGGGGTAGCGGGGATAAGTTAGCGCGGTTAAACTCTGTATCAGACATTGTGGCGTCAGGCTTGTGCTGGGTTCCGCAGACTCGGTGGGGGGAAGAAGTGATTGAAGAGATTGCTGGATTCCCGTTCATGAGCCACGATGACTTGGTGGACTCAACAGTAATGGCGTTGATGCGGTTTCGCCAAGGCGGTTTCATTCGACTGCCAAGCGATGAGCCAGATGAAATTAAGTATTTCAAGTCGCGCAGGCGTGGCGGATATTATTAACAAGGATAGATCATGGCAACAAGTTCAATGGATAAAGGTCTTTACGCTGCCCCGCTTGGGTTGGATGAAGACGAAGGCGCTGAGTTAGAGATTGGTATTGAAGCAGAGATACCGCTAGGCGGCGAAGGCGCAGAGGTTGAAATTGAAGAGTTAGAAGACGGTGGGGTCGAGATTAGTTTTGGTCCAAGCGATGACGACGATGAAGAAGGTGAGTTTGGTGAGAACCTAGCAGAGCTGCTTGACGAAGGCGTTTTGCAAGATTTGTCCGGTGACTTGGTTGAGCTTATTGAAACCGACATTGGCTCGCGTAAAGAGTGGGCTGATACGTTTGTCAAAGGTATGGACGTGTTGGGCTTTAAGTACGAGGAGCGCACTGAGCCATGGGACGACGCGTGCGGTGTGTACTCCACAGTTCTTGCCGAGGCCGCGATCCGCTTCCAAGCCGAGACGATGAGTGAGACATTCCCAGCAGCGGGGCCAGTCAAGACAAAGATTCTTGGCAAGGTTACTAAAGAGAAGGAAGACGCTGCTGAGCGCGTACGCACAGACATGAACTACCAGCTCACCGACCGCATGGTTGAGTATCGCCCTGAGCATGAGCGCATGCTGTACTCACTGGGCTTAGCAGGTAGCGCGTTTAAGAAAGTGTACTTTGACCCGAGCATGGGTCGTCAAGTGTCTATCTACGTACCAGCAGAAGATGTAATCGTGCCGTATGGCGCGTCAAACATTGAACAGGCTGAGCGTGTAACCCACGTTATGCGCAAGACAGAAAACGAGATGAAGCGCTTGATGGCGCAAGGCTTTTACCGCGACGTTGAGTTGGGTGAGCCAGAATCGTTCCCATCAGATATTGAGAAAAAGAAGGCCGAAGATGGCGGGTATTCGTTAACAAACGATGAGCGCTATACCGTGTTTGAAGTTCACGCTGACCTGTGTATTGACGGGGTTGACGATGATGAAGACGAGTTGGCTAAGCCGTATGTAGTGACTATTGAGCGTGGCACCGGTGAGGTGTTGGCCATACGCCGTAACTGGGACGAGGAAGATCCGCTGACATTAAAGCGTGACCACTTCGTACACTATGTGTATGTGCCGGGCTTCGGGTTCTACGGTCTGGGCTTGATCCACATCATCGGGGGCTACGCACGCGCAGGCACAGCCCTCATCCGACAGCTAGTTGATGCTGGTACGCTATCAAACTTACCCGGTGGTTTGAAGTCTCGTGGGTTACGCGTCAAGGGCGACGATACACCGATCGCTCCGGGCGAGTTCCGTGATGTAGATGTGCCAAGCGGCAACATCAAAGACAACATCATGACGCTGCCATATAAAGAGCCGTCACAAACACTGTTGGCCCTGCTGCAACGGATCACCGAAGAAGGCCGACGCCTTGGCGCGATCAGCGATATGAACGTGTCTGACATGAGCGCTAATGCGCCTGTTGGTACAACGCTTGCGCTGCTTGAGCGTCAGTTAAAGCCCATGGCCGCTGTACAGTCTCGTGTGCATTACGCCATGAAGCTAGAGTTCAAGCTCTTAAAAGGCATCATCGCTGAGTACGCCCCAGAGGACTATCAGTACGAGCCAGAGTCAGGTCTTGCACGCGCACGCAAGGAAGACTACGCGTTGGTGGACGTGATCCCCGTTAGTGACCCCAATAGCTCGACAATGGCGCAGCGTGTGGTGCAGTACCAAGCTGTGTTCCAGATGGCGCAGTCTGCTCCGCAGATTTATGACTTGCCATACCTGCATCGCCAGATGATTGAGGTATTGGGTGTTAAGAACGCTGACAAGATGGTGCCGATGAGTGAAGATCAGAAGCCACGTGACCCAGTGTCAGAGAACATGTCGATCCTCATTGGCAAGCCAGTAAAAGCGTTTATCTACCAAGATCACGAAGCGCACATCGCCACACACCAGTCGTTCATCCAAGACCCGATGATTGCGCAAACTATTGGTCAGAACCCACAGGCGCAAGGCATGATGGCTGCTATGCAGGCCCACATTGCTGAGCACTTAGGCTTTAACTACCGCAAACAGATCGAAGAACGCCTTGGCGCACCCCTGCCCGCACCCGATGAGCAGATGCCCGAGGATATGGAGATCCAGTTGGCACGCTTGGTCGCAGACGCAGGCAAACAACTTACGCAAGCGCACCAGCAGCAAGCCGCGCAAGAGCAAGCTCAGCAGCAAGCCCAAGACCCGATGTTCCAGCTACAGCAGGCGGAAGTACAGGTCAAGCAAGCCGAAGTGCAGCGCAAGCAGCAAAAAGATCAGACCGACGCACAAATTGCCGGGGCCAAACTCCAATTGGATCAGCAACGCGTGCAAATCGAAGCGCAAAAAGAGGGTGCGCGCTTGCAATCGCAAGAGAAGCAGAACAGCGCCCGACTCAATACCCAAGAGCGTCAACAGCAAGCTAAGCTAAAGCTGGACGCGCTCAAGGTGCTCGCTACTCCAAAGCAACCCCGCCAGCCGGGTA